GCCTGCCTTGGTTAACGCAGTCATAGCATCTTGGCTCATCTCTTTGGCAATGTCGTAGCTCCCGGCGCCAAATAGCTTTTCCACAACTTCAGGAGAATTGCCCTCAACCAAGTCAACAAACTGGTTAGGCGCAGTCTTGTAAAAGTCTAATGCCTTAGCGCCAAGCTTGGTTTGACCAATCTTTTGCATACCTGCGGCGTAGTCAGATAAGTATTTACCATAACCTGTACCGCCTGCTTCTTCAACAGCGCCAATCAACAATGGCTTAACTTCAGTCATTACTTTAGCGGCGAGTTGCTTTTGTTGTTTAGGATCAGCAGATAACTGACGAACGGCGGCGTTAACCGAGTTCTTACGAATACTGTCTAAAGCCCATGCGTCGATCACACCCCCTGCGTTTTGCCATTGAGCAATGTCGTTCTTCAATTGTTGAACGGTTGTGGATAGCTCATCAGCGCCAGCAAACTTAGGGTTAGCTAAGATGTTATCTAAACTAGCCATGATTGGCTCGGCACGAAGCGGTTTAAGACCATGTGACGCTAAACTATCAGCGGCGGCTTGGTTAAATCGTGCGGCTTCACCAAACGGCAATGATGCGTTAGCGGCTTGTGAAGCTACTTCGTCAGCTTTATTAGCCAACTCACCAATATAAGTGTATCTAGCAGCGCCTACAGGCAAGTTCTTTTCAATCATCTGCGCTCTAGCCATGTCACCTGCACGTTCACCCGCAGCGGTCATACGGCGTACATCTTCAACTTTAGAGGTAGCAACATCAGCAAACGACTTAGCTTTACCTTCAAGCGCAGGTAACTTCTTACCCGCAATGTTAGCGGCGCTAAGTTCTGTTTCAAGCGTAGGAATCAACGCCGCGTTTAATGTGTTCTTGGATCCTGCTTGGGCTGTACGAGCCGCCGTTTGGGTTTCGCCACCTGCAATTTTAGCCAAAGCGTTAAAAGTCTTAGCATCTTCAGCACGGGATAAGTCAGTAAAGAACTTAGGATCTCTAACGGCTGCACGGCGTAATAACGCTTGCGCTGTAGGTTCGTTTAACCCTGCGGCGGCTAAAGCGTTAGCAGGTGTTGTGCCTGGCTCGGCGGCGCGCAGTGCGTTGATGACTTGGTCAGCCTCACCTACAGAACCTTTGGCAATATTAGCTGCGCGTTGTAATGGAATCTGACGAAGGTCAGCAACCTTGCCTAAACCTTTACTAGCTAATTCAACGCCTTTAGCAAGATAAGGCGCAGCTACACGCCCGCCCGCTTCATAAGTAGCACCTTCAACAATATTTTGCAAAGGCTCGGTAACTAACTGTTCAGTAGTGCGTGGTTTTCTTAAACCAAGGGCTACATCGGCTGCTGTCAATGCTTCTTTAGCAATACCGTAGCCTAGACCTGCCCCGCCAACGGCTCCTGTAGCTGCGCCTATTGGCCCAGCCACCATACCTGCTGTGCCACCTAAAACACCGCCACCTGCGGCTCCTAATGCTTCAATAGTTGGCCCAGCAATCTCACGGGCTTTAACTGCGGCAGCGTATAAACGTGGACTTTCTTTAGCCCATTCAGGTAATTGCGACGTTTCAGCATCTACATTAGCTCTTGTTGGCGCATTTAATTTGCCAATATCATAGCCATTTGACTGCAATTTAGCAGTCAGATCAGCTTTGCTCATGCCATCTGGCACATTTCGGAGCAAAGTACCATCAGGTAAACGGACATCCATGACGGATCCTTTATTTCAGACTGTTAAAGTCAATTTCACCACCACCACTAGGCGCGGGATTGCCTGCTTTAGTCCGAGCGCGATCCATACCCGTACGTAAAACTTCCTGCAACTCACGCGCTGCGGCAGTATATTCTCTTTCGTTAGACGCTTTATTCATACGCATAATTGCAGCCGTACCTTTTTCGCCTTCTTTTTCTGTAATAGCACCGCCACCTTTAAGGGTTTGGAACGCTTCCAAAAATGCTTTACCTTCAATTTGTTTTTGGCGTACTTCAAACGATGCAGTGTCAGAGCCTTCAACAAAACGCATACCTGGTACAAGCGCTGCACCAACGTAGTTTTTAAAGCCTGGGTGAGGACTAGTGCCTTTTTCAATAACTTTGCCGTCTTTTATAACAGGCGCTTTACCAACCATTTCATCAATAAGACGGATACCTTCTTTAGCAGCTTCAAGCGCGCCAGGTAACGCTGCGGCGGCGGTAGCTTTGTTTTTACCCATAAATTCACCTGAAGCTTTAGCTTCAGCAATTTTGGATTGTAATTCTGGGTTGTACTGCATTGCTTGACTTTCACGCATTCTAGCATCTACAAGGTCTTGACCACGGCGGGTCGTAGTTGCTTGAATGTCTTGACCACGTTTAGTAACATCACCTTGAAAACGTGTTTCAGCTTTAATAGCCATGTCAGTAAAAAATTGTTTACGTTCATCTGCGTTCATTGGCATAACTTGAGCAAGCAACGCCTGCGCTTGAGCAGGCGGGATATTGCCTTTTAGTACGCTATCTTCAATATGCGCTGTTACGTTGGCGTTAGATGGATTAAATACCAAATTACCAAATTGTTCGCGTTGAACTTCTAGCTCTTTAATTTTAGTTTCAATACCAAGCTTTTTAGTTTCAAAACCAAGTTTTTCTTGTTCTCCAAGCGCTTTGCCGTATGCCAAACCTGTTTTGCCGTATTTAACTAACTCAGAACGGGTTTCAGGTTTAGATAGGTCAACGCCGCTGCGTAGGTATTCATTTAACTTGTTTTGTTCTTCAATACCACGATTCATTTCGCCAATTTTCATGGCTTCACCAACCGCCGCTAATTGATTAACGGGTAGTTCTATTTTAAAAGGCTTAACCTGAAGGGGGATATTTGGATCAATTGGCATATTTATTCCTTAACCTGAATAAGGTGTACTGTAATCATAAACGGGTGCAGGTGTAGCCGCAGGTGTGTTGTACGCAGAACGGTTAATCAATTGATTCATCTGATATCCACCAATAGCTTGACCAATTGCGTTGCTGTAAGCATTAGCAGAACCAACTTGCCCTGCGGCAGTAGCGTTAGCGGCGCTAGTAATGTTGGCTGCGTTAGCCGCGCCAAAACTACCTACGTTAGCTGCTTGGTTACTTGCACCTGCCTGACCAATGTTAGTCAAGAACTTTAATGGGTCTAATAAATTATTACGGTTCATTTGAAACACATTTTGTGCGCGGTTAAACGCGTTGCTATATTCTTGTGAACCCATCTCTTGACCGTAGATTTGACCTGCTCTTAGGGCGTTACCAGAGATCAAACCGCCTCTAGCCGCCGCCGTAGCGTTCATGGCGTTCATGCCTTCTCTTAAACGAAAAGCATAGCCAGGGTCAGCTTGATATGCGCCAGGGCCAAAAGTAAACTGTTTAGTAGCTTCGCCGCCTGGTTGAGTCATAGCGGATAGCTGGTTTACAGCGGTTGTACCCGCGGTGGTAAACGGTTGTTGTAGCTCTAACTGTCTATCTAACGCTTCTTGACTAGCTGCGGTAGCTCTATTAGCGGCATCGGCTTGCGTACTAGCAGCGCTTTTAGACGCTTGCGACGTCATGTAACCGCCGATTACGGCTCCACCTACGATGGCTGTTGCGACTCCAGACATATTAATTTCTCCTTATTGCTAGGCTTAAAGCCTGACGGTAATCAATTGTGATTTCTTCACCCAAATTACCGCCTTTACAACCGACGATAGGCATAGCTGATACCAAGTTTACATCGCCATTATCTAACAAAATCATCTTGGCGTTGGGATTTTTTGCATGATTTGTAAATCTTCCTGCGGGTGTACGTTTGCCAGCAATACGCGCAGGCGCAATAATTTCATTTGCGTCAATGTTTGCTGTAGCAAATACGCCTTTACCATCTATTTTAGACGGCGCGACCATCATCTTGTACCCGCCGTGCGGCAAATCAATTTGATCGTCAAGATTTTGTACTTGACCCTGTACGGTTTTGTGGTCAAAACCATACTCAGCAATAGCAGCGTAGTAGTCAGCGACGTCCTCAGAATGGTCAAAAGACAGCAATAATTGTTGATTTTTTTGATGTTCTTGCCAAGTCTGGCTTTTATCTAAAAACATTGTTTCTAGTTTTTCTACGTCCGTTTCGTCTGTAGCGTAGATGTTTTGCCAAACCATATCTTCAAGAATGTAGCCAATCTTACGCCCTGGGCTTGCTACAAACGTCTGCGGCGCTACTAGCTCAGTTTTTGAGCCATCTTCGCTAATCATAATAACTCGCCCCGCCAACATGACATTAAGATGCGTCGTCGTCTGACGATGCCCTATAGACAGGGTGCCTGCGGGGATAGACACCTCACGGATGTAAATGCTTGGGCCAAACCGATGAACAACCGGGCAATCAACTTGAGGTTGCTCTAAGAAAGCCGCCTCAAGCGTTTGCACCTTTTGTTCAGTAAAAGCAGTTAATTTATTCATGTTAGATCAACAATACGTTATTTGGTGTGTATTGCATTGTTATCCAATTCGTGCCGTCTGACACTAAGGTAGCCGTATCGCCTGCTACATCAGCAAGAAGCGCCGTACCCGCAGATCCACCTGCTCTTGGTACTACGTTAGAAGATGCCGAAACAAGAAATTGGGCTTGATAGTTTTGAAAATACAAAACACGACCTGTATTAGCTGATGGGCTAGGAAGCGTAACAGTGCAAGTTGAGCCTGACTTATTATTAATAATCCAAGTGTCAGTAGCGCCTACGCTAAAATCAGCCGTTTTAGTAGTGGGCGCGGAAGTAATAGGCGTACCACTTGTAGCAATGGTAATTGCCCCTGCGCCGTTGGTAATAGCAACGCCAGCGCCAGCAGTCAGCGTAGCTTTAGCTAGGGTATTGCCTGTAGTGTTGCCAATAAGCAGTTGACCATCGGTGTAACTCGTTTGCCCTGTACCACCGTTATTTACATCTAAAGTACCTGCAAGAACTACGTTACCTGTTGTAGTGGTGCTAGGGGTTAACCCTGTAGCCCCGCCACTAAAACTTAATACGCCTGTATTGTTAAAAGTTACGTTGCCTGTACCGCCTGAAACAGATATACCTGTACCTGCAACTGCGGATAATACGCCTGTGTTGCTGACTATGATGTCGCCAACACCCGCATCAACACTAATGCCTGGGCCAGCCGCTAAAGAAGTAACGCCTGTGTTTTCAATCGTAATTGTGCCTGGGCCATTAACAACTTGAATACCACCTAAAGGCGTTAGAGTGTTCTTATTTAAACTGCCTGTGACGCTATTACCAATTAGCAGTTGGCCGTTGGAATAGATAGACTGCCCTGTGCCACCCCTAGTTGTTGGTAAAATACCACTACCCTCACCAAGCGTAATAAAGATGTTGTAAAAAAATCGGTACCAAGCAGGCGTCATATCACCTGAATTTTCATCAATCAACGGCGTTCTAGGCGCCGGGATCTTGGTAATATTTTCAGACATTATCTATTTGTAGGACTTGCTAATAAGTTAGCGCCAGTAATGACAATTTTTACAGGGTCGGTACCTGATACTTCATAGACACGATCACGTAGTTTAAGTGTCATACCAAGACGACGCCAAAACGCTCTAAAACCGTATTGACCAATGCGCCCCATTTGTGTCCAATGTTCGTTAGACCAAGTGTGACCGCCGTCGTCTGACCAGCGAAGCATAGCTTGTGGGTTAACACCTTGCGTAGTTGCGTAATCTAATACGATATTATCGTTATTTTCAGTATCAATAATCTCGTTTGATTCTGTAAGCAGATAGTTAACAAGGATACTCTGTGGGTCAATACCGTTTAAACCTACGCCTGACTCGCACATGAGTTGCAAACCATGCTGCGCTGTGCGGTTAAGATTATTTTCATTTGCAGGAATAGGGCGCCATGAGCGTAACCACTTTTGAACTTGCCCGTTATCTTCATAGACGTCTAAATCAAAAGCGTATAGGTTGCCGTTTTCATAGTCGCCGACAATAGTTACACTATCAAAACTCATTTGGCATTGACTACGATGGCGTACAAATTGGCCGTTAACAAAGCCTGCACGTTCATGCCAAGCGCCTGTAGCTACGTCATACGCCCAAGTTTTGCCAGCCGTAGGGAAGGCTAATACGTAAAATGCGTGGCCTTCTTGCTGGTAAGTATAGGCAACGGCGTCAGAAACGTCGCCGTACTGTTGAATAGCAAACTCTACGGCGTGGGTAGAAACGCGCTTGCCTGTGTAGCCTTGGTTGCGATAAACAATTCCATAGCCCCTTGGGTCTTGCCCAAGCCAAAATAGGCTATTGTCTAGCTTACAAATAGAAGATTTAGCAATACAACCGATTTCGTTATACGCACCTTGAATAGGGGCTAAAGGAAACGGCGTGGTGCCTGCGTCGTACCAAACCTCGGTAGTGCCAGTTCCAAACACCCATACTTCACGGTTATTCGATACTATTGCTACTACAGCGTCGGGGGTGCTTTCAGCAGCCGCAAACGCTAAAGGGTTGATAATGCTGCCATCAAGAATCTCTGTTACCCAAAGAATCTGTGTGTCTGGCTGATTAAAAGCAAAATAACCGTCAATGTAACAAACCGTAGCGGCACCAGCAAAATCTGGGTCAGTAATTTTTTCAAACGTATTGGCAGGTTCATCGTAGATAAACGCCTCTGCGCCGCAAGCAATAAATAGCTGTATGCCGTTATCGGCAATAGACACTGGGCCAGTACCGCTAATATTGCCTAATTTAGTAGCAGTAAAGTCAGGCAAAATCTTATAAAACTCGTTACCTGACGCTACATAAGCATCTTCGCCGTTGCTTAGGTGTGTCCAAAGCCCACGGATGGGGCCAGTGCCTATGGTAGCTACCTTACGCAGCCCTGGCGCGCGATTTAAAAACCCCCCTGTTAAACCGCCTTCAGGGACGGGTTCAGGAAAAAGGTTAATCATACGGTTATCCGCAGCGTTAACCGACCTAGCCGTATAAGCTTGGCCTAAAATAGGCGTCAGCATTAGTAGTTACCGGCAAAGATGTTGAAACGCTGACGTGTAGCCACAATGCTGTAAGGCAGAGCCATGATGTCGTCAGGGTTGTTAATACGCTTAAGATTGCGCTTAGAAGTCATTGCAATACGAGCTACGTTAGGTGGTGGCTCAACACCAAATTCGTTAGCAATCTCACAAGCCAAATTGTATTTAAAGCACCTGAGATAGCCAGGAGGCATATAAATGTCGGTGGACAAGCTAGGGACGCTCATTAATTCTTTAACCGACACAATATGAAACTCAAGCACTTTAGTCGGGACGGGGTAGACCGTCATTGTAATATTAGGAAATTCCATGTTTACCCACATTACTTGCGGGTAAGTAGAAGTTACGGTTTTAACAGCAATACCGTTGTACTGCTGTTGATTAATTAATTTAATGCCGTATGAAATGCCGTTTGACGGATCACGGAAATAAGTAGAATCTTCAACCAAAATAGGGCGGGTACCAACAAAGTCACCTGTAGGGCCTAAAGTCTTGGTTATTGCGCCTGGTGTCCACGAAAACACTTGATCTTGGGTAGAAAAGACAGACAGACGCTCGGTATTCCAAGAGTCGATCATTTGATTTAAAGCTTGCAAAGCGTCTTGGGAAGTAGCCGCAGAAGGAGTTTCACCTTCAGCCAAAATGCCTAGTACGCGCAGGGCGCCGTTAATTTGGTCATTTGCCGTGGTTGTCATGGCGGTTTCCTTTTACTCTGAGGTTTTACGACGTCTTTTTACTTCCAGTGTATTAACAGGAGCCGCAATCACTTCTTCTACTTCTTCTACGATTTCAGGTTGCGTATCCAATTCGTAGCGTTCCCACCCTTGTGCTTCGTCGTGTTCTGCTTCGGCATCCATTGTAGCAACTTTAGTACCATGAATAGGATGTTTTAAATAAATTATAGGCATGATTTTTTTAGTTAGATAGGGGCCGAAGCCCCTATATTTAAGCCAACAAACCGTAAGCCTGTAAACGAGTTTCTAACTGGTTTACGCGAGCTTGCAAGTTTGCAATAACTGTCAACACAGTTTGACCTTCGTCGGCTGAAGCAAAACCAAACGGCGTTGTAGACGTTAAGTTAGCAATAGCGTAGTCAGGTGTGCCTGGTGCTGTAGCAGTAATAGATGTAAGCGCTGTAGTAAGAGCTGCACCTTTAGCTACTGGTGTTGTGCCATAGAAACCAGCAGTGCCACCTGAGCTACCAATGACAACGGCGTTTAAAGTCGTTCCAGGGATAGTAATGGTACTGTTTTCAATGACAGCACCATTAAGGTACTGATCTTCATACGCTACACCGATAGGTTTGGTATTAGCCATGATTTTTCCTTTATAAAGCCCGCCCCGAAGGGCGGGATATTACATTAACTAATGCGGTATGCAGTCCAAGAACCTTCGCCTGTTTTACGAGCGCGGAAATGGGCTGAAGTTGAAAGAGCTACCGCAGCAGCGCCGACAATTGTCCAACCAGTACCAACTGCCAAAGTAACTGCATCGGCTGCGTCAGTATTGATAACAAAAAAGTCAAACGCGGCGTCTACTTTAGTTGCGCTAGAAATATCAGCTTCAAGCAAAGCTACGGTTGGCAGAGTTAAGTTGCCAGCAGTGCCGTTAAATACAAACAAACCGTTTGCTAATTGAGCAGCCGTTGCAGTTGCAGCAGCAGTCAAAGACGTTGGAGCGCCTTGTACAAACAACAATGCTTCACCGACGTTACCGTCGTTAATTTGATAACCACCTGCACCATTTGGGAGAGCCATGATGAAATTCCTTTAAAAATATAAGTTTAAAAAGCCCCCGCTTGCGCGGGAGCATTTAGATTTAACCCCAGATACGGCAGGCCATTTGTGGACGAATTGTGCTAAAGCCATACAGAACGTCAATACGGCAAGGCAAACGGTCGTTATTGATGTCGTACTGACGTACAACACGCATAGAGATACCGTTGTGAACTTGGCGGGAAGCCA